CACGGGTAATCTCTTGAGGCATATCTACATCAATATTTTGTAAATATTCCACCCGCTCAATATATGAGGCAACCATACCGTCTCCAACTTCCCCATAATAAAATTCATCTACACCTGTAGAAGCATGATAATTCTTTGTTTCTCCTGCCATTATAAATTCCTCCTTTAAATTTCTACATACTCTTTACCGCGATAGCGCCTAGCATCGCGGTAAATCCCCGTATCTTCGTCAAATTCATCAAGACCTGGTATTAGTTGAGCAAAACCTAATTGATTCCACATAATATTACGAACCTCTTTTGCAACAGCTTGTGTATCAAATAGATTCATAGACCAGACTTCAATTTGATAAAAATATTCGTCTGTTAACCATTTATTATCTGCATAATCACCAGGCTTAGGTACATCTATTGGATCAATGACAATGTAAACACCTTGCATATTATCAGTAGATGGGTACTTATAAAACTTAATTTGTTTTCCTACTTTTTCTTTAATAAGGTCACTAGTATTTAGTGCATCGTATACTTTATAGAGCATTAAATACCTCTCCTTACAGCTTCTCTAATTGCTGCTTTATAGGCATTTTCCGCATTACGCATGGCCCTGGCAATAGCCCCTTTACCTCTAGGGTTAGGGTTTTTAACTGTTCCCCATTCATTAAGGTGAATGATCCGATACCTGTCTTTAGGGCCACGCCAATGTATTTTAATTGTCCTTACACCAGCAACATACACTGGCTCTGAAATCGTAATTTCATCAATGGATGCCCCGGTATCTTTAAAAGATTCAAATTGCGCCTTTAATTCCTTTACAAAGACTGTTGCAGCGTTTTTTAATGCCCGGTCACTAATGCTCTTTACTTTAGCAGGGCCAAGGCGTTTTTCTAAATCCGCTAACAGGTTACTTAAACCTTTAATTTGAACACTCATTTTGATACCTCGGCTATAACCTTAATGAAATCCCGGTTCTGTAAGTCAGGAAAAGCCCGTTTAATGTTGTATTTTAAATCCTCATATTCAGGGGTATGAACTTGCACATAATGTTTGTTTGTTGGTGAATAATCACCTCTAGGATCTCTAATAGAAATAGTTAAGTCTGATAAAGTACCATTTGACTTAGCAATTTCTATATCCTTAGTCCATACTTCATCAACTTTGGCCCAACATTCATAAAGGACGTTTCTTGGATTCTCTCCTGGTAATGGCCCTTCGTTCTCTTTAGCTTCATAAAAAGTAACCCATGTTCTCAATTCGCCTGTATGAATCCTTGGAGGTGTATATTTAAACGGCTGCATCTGGATCACCTTCTTTTTGAGACATAGCAATTTCAAACCCTACGCTATTTAATTCACTAGAAAAGTTCTTGTCAAAGTATTCGACAGCATCATTATAAGCATAGCGGGTACGCTCAAAGACTAATTCTTTCGCTCCCTCATTCTCTTCAATTTTAAATGCTCCAACTTTCCGTGTAATAGCGGCAATAGAAAAGGACAACAACTTTTTTAAATTGTCATCCTCACCTTTATGAGAGAAATGCATTTTATCTTTAAATTCCTGAAGTAATTTATCTGTGATTTCCAATCACTTCAGCCCCTTATGCTGTTACTGGTGCATCTGTTTCTAAAGATTCATCAATTTCCAAGTCATAAACAGCAGCTGCTTTATTATCTTTTGGCAGACCATTTGCAAAACGCTTGATTGTGTAAAGAATTGCATCCTCAATAGCTAAAGTCTGATCAAATTTTTTCAATTGATAGTTACCAGCAACAGCAGCGATATATTCACCTTTAACAAAGAAAATAACTTTGCCTTCAGGAACAAATTCAGATTCTACAATTTGCGGGTTAAAAGGTAAATTTGTTACATATACACCATTTGCATTTTGAGTAGTAGCAGAAGCTTGAATATCAAAATTATCAAATGGGTTAACAACCATAACAATTTTCCCTGCAACTTTTCTGTTTTTGCCTTTTGCATTTTTAGAAAGACCTTTAACAACGTCTTTTAATTCAATTACAGTAGTTCGACCTGGTTTAAAAGTTAATTTACCAGATGATGCTTTATCCGTTACCGCACCCGTTTCAGCGTTAACATCTTTTAATAAACCTACTGGCTGATTGTTACCATTACCATTTACAAATCCACTTTCTAAACCTACAGCATAAGCTTCTACAATAACTGTTCGTACATATCGCTCCACCCATACCGGGCCTAATTGCAGCATATCATCTGGAATAGCAGCAAAGGCAGTTAGTTTTAATTGGCCAATTTGTTTTTCATGGAAGGCAGCATTAATTTGCCCTTTGATTTCACCAAATAATGGCCCCCATACAGCTGCACCTTCTCTGGATCTGAATAAATAAAACGTGTTACTGCGCCTAGATCCTGTAACCCTAAAGCGTCTAATAATGGATGCTCTGTTACTAGATCTTCAAATACACGCTCTTGTGTTGTTTCTGGAAGAATAGCATCATCATTAAAACCGCCATCTTGTACAACCGCATTAAAAAACTTCATTTCAGCAGAAGTTAATACATTTTGGCCACGTTGCTGCAGAATAGAGCGGTCAAGCATTTCATCATTTACTTGCTTACGAACGTTGTTTGCAACTTCGTGTTGCAAGGTATCAAAATAAGTTTGAAAGGCTGCTGTTTGTTCTTGCTCTGTAGATTCTGCATTTGTTAAAACCGCTGCTAATTTTGACTTAGCCTCATTCATAGCTTCTGATTTGTTAAATTTAATAGTCATTTATGACTTCCTCCAATTTTATAAACTTAAAAAGAGCTTACTCAAATCCCGCTTATTAGCTGGTTTAAGAGTAGGCTCTTTTGGTTCGTTTGTTTTATTAAGTTGTAATTCGTTCAGAATTTCATTTTTAAATTCTGCAAGTGATGCCTTTAGATCTTCTTTTGTTACACCTTCAGGCTTGCCCTTGTTAATCATTCCATTTCTAAAGCCATCAATAATTTTTTGTGGAATCATTGCAGATACAGCACTAGAAGCGGTTAATTTAATTGGATTATCCATAAACATGATTTCATCCACAAAATTATGTTCTAATGCTTCTTGTGGCCCCATCCATGTTTCTTCTGCCATCATATCTAATAGCTCTTGTTCATCTTTACCTGTTTTCAATACATAAGCATTTACAATCGTTCTATCTGTTGTCTTCAACATTTGAGAAGCTTTTTCCATAGAACGATGATCCCCTAAGTTACCCATAGAAGCATTATGAATCATAAACTTTGCTGTTGGTGCAATCACTACCTTATCACCAGCAGTAGCAATAAAAGATGCTGCGCTTGCAGCTAAACCTACAATTTGAGTTTCTACATGGCCAGGATAAGCTTTCAGAGCTGTATAAATCTCTGATCCATCATCTACATAACCGCCTGGACTATTAATAGATACAATTACATTTTCACCATTTGCATTAGCTAACTGGTCAATAACCGTTTTTGGACTAGTAAAATCCATATCAAACCATTCATAAATCCAAGCTTCATCATTTGAAATAATTGGCCCTTTAACGTCAATTTTCACCGTCATTTTGTTCCTCACCTCCTTCAACTTTGTTCATTTCAGTATAGTTTTTAGTAATATAATGTTTGTCCAGGTTCGGATCATCGGAAGGTTCATAACCCGCCTCCAATCTAATTTCATTACCAGTAAAGCCACTAGAAGAAATAAGTTTGTCAATCGCTGTAGCAAGATCAAATAAGCTTTGATAAGAAATGCTTTTAATATCAATTTTTTGGCCAGATAGATATTCTTCTTGCTCAAAAAACTTCACATTTGCTTCATCCGCTAGTTTTTTAAGCAAAGGATTAATAGTAAAAAGCATATAATTTTTCGTTTGCTTTTCTATGTCGGCCATATCTCCATATACAAGGCTAGTAGGAATACCCAAGGCCATTGCTACTTGATTAAAGAAACCATTTGTCACTTTATTAATTTCATCTACACTTTGGCCAGTGGTTCCACCGCCAGACGTTTCCGAATATTTAAAGCCTGGTTGCTGCGGAATAATAGCCACATCTTTTTCACCGATAGCTTTATACATGTTATCAATGAATTCCTGGAGCTTTGCTTGATGTTGCGGGCTTTTAGCTCCTATCATATCCATATCGACAGTACCGCGAATTTGATTTTTCCGCTTTTGGGAACTTAGAATTCGTCCAAATAGATCCCCGTAATCTGTGAAAAGACCGTCAATTAATGGTGTTAACCGCTCGTTTCGGTATCGCAAATGGATAACATCACTCTGCTTAAAAACCCGCTTAAATGTATAGTCTTTGACTGTTACATTTGAAAACGTGTCTTCAAATACCGCATATTCATTATGTTGAAAATCATCAGCAATAAGCAGATCATCATCATCTGCTTGAATAATTAAGCACTCATTGTCGTAAATCAATTTGTGAACAAATGTTTCCCAAAATGTACTAGCTGTCATGTTTTTATTTGGCCTAACATTTAAGCGATAATAAAGTTCATCCTTCATAAATGCTTTGCCATTCTTAACCCTAAATTCTGATTGGCTAATTGTCCTNCCTAAGAAAGCAATACAAGTATCTAAAACTAACTTCTTCATATGGACTCTGTTTGCTGTTTCAACAAACATTTCTACATCAAACATATATCCAAGTTCACTATCTCTTTTAAAAATGGTATCTAGCAGTCCAATTGTTCTCACCCCCTTTTAAAACTTAATATCGGATAGCATGAAATCTAATTCATCAGTGAGAAGGTTATCCGCTTGCCATAAAGCATGGATAAATGCCTGAAATCCATCNGTCTTACGCTTAAATTCATCTTTCTTTAAATACTCTTTATTGCCATCNGGCTTAATTTTCACCAGGACNTTATTTGTGTACCAGCGCATCATTGGATTATCNCCAAAAATAATATGNTTATTAGCAAATAACGTTTCTACCCTTGGAGCTAAAAGAGAATGAATTGCTTTTGGATTTCTTATATAAAGCAATATAAATCCTTCTGCTTCTAAAGCTGTTTTAACTAGATCTAAGCGGAAAGTATCACCAACAATTGTATTAACTCCGTATAGCTCACGCATTTCTACAAACCACTCAACTATGTGTTTAATATTAATAACTGGTTCATCTAAAATTGTAAGCANTCCTTTTTCTTCCCACTCTTTTATAGGAGCCTTTAACGTCACTTTGTCCAGGAACCCTTTACGAACAAAAGAATGGCTTTTCCAAATATAATCTTCTCCAACTTTGAACAAAAGCCCAACAGCTGCAAAGTCTTTGATACTTGCAAAGTCAAGACCGCCTACAGCTACACGATGTTCCAAGTTTGGAATCTCTCTAAGCGTTTTTCCGTCTTCTTCATAACCCGTTCTCCAAATTTCCTCCCAGGATGCAACACTTTTTGAAAGATCTGTTTCTGGAAAGTTCATACGCTTGGTCATAAACTCTTCTCTGTTAGATGGATTATTAACCAGCTGTTTAAATTGTCTTAAAACCTTTTTAAACAAGCCCTTTGCATATGAGCTTCTTGGCTCACTAAACATTGGATTAGCCTTTTCCCACATATCTGGATTATTAACTTCTTCGGCTTCATCGATTTTGCAAATGAACGGAAAAAGAGGATCATCTAAATCTTTGCCCTCTAAAATATTCATGGCCCGTTCTTTCATTTTGTCTAAGAAACCTTCACGAACATAGCCATCTGTNCCAATAAAAAATTCCCTAGCATTGGGCACTTTACCAAGCCCACTAGAGAATACATTTACAACGTCAAAATTTTCATATCGGTGAATTTCATCATAAATAACACATCCATCACGTAAACCATCTTTAGAACTGGCATTTGATGTATGGTATTGCATAATGCTTTTTGTATCGTAGCCCATTATTTCGACTTTGGTACGATAGAAAAGATCTTCGAGCACTTCGTTATTTTCTATACAATCATAAACCTCTTTAAAAGAGAGTTTTGCTTGCTTTTCGTTATTAGCAACAATAGAGATATTGTATTTAGGAATACCATGCAGCGGGCTAATAAAGAAGTGACTTAAACTAGAGATAAAACCGTTTTTNCCGCCACCACGGGACATCGTTATAAAAAACTGGTCATAAAAAACGCTGTCATCTTCTTTGTAATAAAGAAAAACAAATGGCGCTATGAACTTCTGAAATGGTTGCAGCTTGAAGTACCATTTCTCTGTGAACTT